AAACGTAGCTTCTGGTTTTACAGTAACGGTAAATTTTCTACTGATACGGTATTCACTGCCTAGATAATTAATGCGATCTGTAGCACCTACGATAGTGAATCCCTGTCCGCTTTGGTCAGATAGATTGACTGTTAATTTCTGCCCGAATGCTTTCATTTGTCCAGACTCCCTACTTAACCACATAAACGCATTATAAAAAACAGCACGACCCAAAAAATCACGTGTAAAAACAACATCAAAACGGGTTTCGATTGCTTCGATTATTCTAATCAAACGAATTGCAGGTTTGTAATCTCTATACGATATTTCATTGGCAATGTTAAGCAAGTCGGTAACGCCTCCATTACCTATGCTGACTTCTTGTATTGCGTTAATTAAAGGATAGTATATGTTACCACCTGCAATAGAATCCGTATGCATTGCGTTACCTACAATCGTACTGTTGTACTCATGGTCGTATGCGCTTAACTCTAAATCTTTCAACTCCAAATCGCCAAATAAATCTGATAAGTTTACCGCATTTCCAAAGAAAGTGATTGAGTACGAATAAGGCAAACCGTTTTTTAATTTTGCCCCGTCCATTTGAATGGATCCAAACTTATAAGGCAAAGTATTTATTTCGATAAGTGAATCAACTCTCAAATTTGCGTTATATGTTCCATCAACTGTAGCATCATACCAGTACTCGAATATTTTATTATTATTTGGTGATGCTGGAACTGTAAAACCCTGTGTAAAATCCGCAAAAATCTTCGATATGTCCGAAATGTTTTTCGCATTCAAATTCATTTCGATACTTTCGTCTTGAAATAAATCTAACCTTTGCCCCTTAATATATACAGCTACATCCATTATAAAATAGTATTCATTAGTTTAAAGCTGTACTCAAAATCCATTGAATATTGAATCAATTTATTATTTAATTTCGTTTTCTTTTCAAATGATTTTTTAAGTAAATTAACAGGTAATACGTTTGCGTTTTCTTCTAGATAAACGAACTCAGACAACATCAATTCCACAAACAAAGCGTTGTAATTTTCATTTATAAAATCGGTATTAACCGTTATCTTTTCTTTACCGTTAGAAAGAAAACTTTTCTTTTCGTGTTGGTTCAAACTATATTCCCCATAATTAGCGATCAATCCGCTATAGTCTGAATTTTCAAAATCAATACTTTTTTTTGATAATTTGTTAAAAGGTATTGTTTGCCAGAATCCAAACTTGTTTTTAAAAATACAATTAATAACCGTAAATCTGCACTCTTCTTTAATAGAAAATGAATGTGTTACCGTTTCGTCTGCATACACAAAAACAGCGTTAAAATTTCCTGTACTTCCATAATCTGATATATTAACATATCCGATTTTTTGATTGTTGAAATTCTGATTGTAAGTGAATGGAACGTTTGAGCCATTTACAGTAATTGAAACCAAATCTTTTGTTATAAAATATACAGGATAATCTGAACCCGTATAGATAACATGATCGTTAATACTGCTTAATACTTTCTTATTGATAAAAGGATTAGCTAGTTCTGTAGTATATCCAAATCCGTCTACAATTAATAACTGCTGTTGTATTCTGTATTTAAAAGTATAATCTAAATATATTTCAGCATCAACAAAGCACCAAACAGTATCTAGTGTCGATGTTGTATTTGCACCGGATCCAAATATTGAATTGTAATTGTTCTTTACGTAATCATTTACAACTTTATGAATATCAAAAGATATCTTAGGCTGCAAGGCTAGAACTATTTTTTTAGAGAAAGAGTAGTTCGCAATTATCGGTTTGTCTGCTGCTTTATCCCCTCGGTAAATATATAGACTTGCTCTTATTTCATCGAATGCAACAAAAGGCGTTTCAGATATAAAGAAAGGCGAACGCGACAATACAATAGCTTCCGGAAAGACAATTGTAGGCAATGCGATTACAGGTGGCGCTTCTGGATCTTCACCCGGTACAACAGGTGGCGTGTATGCTATATTGTCCGCGTCACTACTGTAAAAGTCACTAGATGAAAGAGTGAATACCGCTCCATCATAATTAGCCGTTATAACAACAATACCTTTGCCCTCATACAAAAAACCTGTAGACGCTGTAACGGTAAAAAGATCAGATACGTTATGGTCTAAATTAAATGCGTTTTTATAATTAACAGACATGTAGCCAATATATCTGTTTGCATATTCGTCAAATGTGGGTACCGTTGTTTCTAATGGTGCGCTCCTTAGATTTTTAAATGTTTCAGACATCGACAATCCTAAAAAAGATTCGTTTAGTGTTATCACATCGTCTAACGGTGGGAAATCTAAGAACTCGATTGTTATACTTGAATATGCCATAGTTATTTTAATGTATTTTTTAAAAATCTTTCAACGTCCAATCCGTAAGCCTCAATTATGTCGTCTGGTAATCTTTCAAAACCCAACTCAAAAGGACGCGAAAAAAATTTAGTCGCTTTCATTCCTTTGTGATAAACGGAGCGTGTAATTAAAAATGCTGTAGAATCGTAAGACAAGAAACGTCCTGTTTTTTTATCCTTAAATTGGAATCCTCTTGCTCGTACCCATTGGTTAATCCCTTGCGTTAACCCTCCTTTTTTCCCTGTACCACTTCCAAACTTAAAGTTACCCTCTCCTTTTGGCCCGTTTTCATTACTGCCAACACCCTGCACTCCTTTGTCTTGGAACTTACCGTAATCAGCCATTTTAAACGACAATCCAAAGCTATTTTTACTTACGTTTATTTCGCTGTCTAAACTATTATACAAGTCTTTAGATACGTTTTTATTACCTTTAGTTAAGTTAGTTCTTGACTGTTGAATAACGTACTTAGAAAATGCCTGTAGGGTTTCTTTTGTAGATTCCTTACTTAACATACTTCCATACTGTTTGAGATTCCTAACTGAATATCGACCTGCCAACCATCTAAAATGTTTGTGAATTGAAATAACACAGGAACGGCTGATGGCTCGTTTAATAATTCAATATCTAAATCGTTATGTTGGCGTTTCAAATGCGACACCAACCTATTTACAACAGCGGAACATGTAGCAATGTTGTCTAGTTCGTTGTCATTCTTAAGCCATTTATCCGTGCTTTTTGTTTTAGATATATTTCTTTGGTCTAACACATGAATCGTGAAATTATAAGCTACCATTCCGACAGGAAAATTCATCCCTGTAACTAATACATGAGCCAAAGGAAATATATTTTTCTTATCGATATCAACATCTTCGACCGCTCCATGTGTGCAAGTGTTCACATCCTTATCCTGTATTAAGAAGTCTTTTAAATATTCGATAACTGTGTAAAAACTATTCATTTGTAATTTGTTTATTTTCTTCGTTTGCTAAATCAATTTTAAATTCTAAGAAAGTTAAAAATCCGTGTAATTCCATTCTAGTTGCTTTTTCAAAGTCAAAACAGCTGTTTCCAGCAACAATATAAATTGATTGATACCAACCCCACTTGTCTCCAAAGCCAGACTTAACGCCTCCGCCTGTTTCGACTGTTGAAAATAAACTTTCGTAGCTGTCAATAATTCGTTGCTTAAATTGTAAAAAAAAACCAACGAACCTAAATAAACATCTAAAGGCATAAACTGCATAACATCCCGATACTTTTCTGAACTCTCGTATGGATCAATTTTATAATCATTTTTAACAGATGAAACAACAGGACGGTATAGAATAGCCATGGCATTAATGTGCGTTTCTTCATCTTTTAAGTAGGTATCTAAATCGATATATTCCCCTGCAGTGATGTTGTCTAGGTTAGGAATAAAACCAAAATCCATTCCCTCTAAAGAAAACTTTTGGATAAATTTAGGCTCTTGTTTTAAAACTTCTGTTAGTTGTAAAACAATTCCGTTATAATCTTTAGCTTCGATACTTCTAGCTTGTTCAACTGTTAACCTGCAAAAGATTGTGACCATCGCCAGGCATAAAATGTCCTCTGTAATATCTTCGGCTTTAATTACTTTTTGGAACTTTAAAAACTGGTCTAAAGTAATTTCGTTTAATGTTTCTGGAATTGTAACTTTCATATTATTATAACGTTTTTATCCTATATTGTATTTGCCTGCATTTGGTTTTAGATTAAAATAGTATCGCATCATAATACTATCCCATTCATCTGGCGAACGCCCTATTAATTCTTTTACCTTATCCTTTGAGATAATACCTTGCTTACCATCTTTGTCAACGTCTTTTATTTTAACCTGCTCCATTTCCTCAGATGTAATTTCCTTAACGGTTTCATCTGTACAGATCTCACCTGCCTCCTTATTAGTAATTTTAAGAGCCATTTTAATACTGCATTGGCTTTTTAGATTGTCGTAATTCTCATCATTTAAAGCACGTGAATTATTAACGAACCCCTTGCATTTTAAGAAATCAATCACTCCACCTCCAACTCCGTCCTCATCAGCAACAACATTAGATAAAGGAACACTATGCTTTATTTGCAATTCTTTTGCTTTAGAAACCACAACATCTAAACCGCTTTTATTAATGGCAAATCTATAAATACATAACCAACCGTGCCATATCCTAAAAACAGTTTTATCTTTTCCTTTTCGCGCCACATCGATAGTCATATATTTTTGACCCGTTGGCAAAATATGTGTTGCGTTAAAATAATCTGATATACTATCTTGATCGATAAGAGTAGCAGGATCATCGTCATACTCCCAATTACCAAAATATAAACGTTCTTTACTGTTTTTATCCAATCTAAGCAATGATTGTAAGTAAGACGGATGTAAGTGTGGGTTGTCCTTTGGTAATGCTTTAATGAATCTTCTATAAGGCTCTAGGTTTCCGTCTCTATTAGGTTTGTAAAATTCTTTATAAGTCCAATTCTTTGCAGGGTTGCAAGTGCCTAACATTTTCGGGATTAGACTATATTCGTATAATTTGTATCTGATACGGGACTTCACAATTTGCCACGCTTTATAAGTTATTTGGTTGCATTCGTCTACAAACGCCCCGGTTATTTCAAGCGAACCTAAATTATCGAAGTTTGGATCTGATGGATATAAAAACAAATCTTTTAAAATTATCTCACTTCCATTATTCCAAGTAATAATGTTTGAACTTGCATTAAACACGAATTGACCGCCCAATTCTAATTGGGAAGTCAATTCAAAAAAAGTATTTAATGTGGTTTCTTTAAGTGATTTTAACTTTGACCTACCCATTAACCAACGAGTACGTGGGTACTTTTGACAGTTCTGTATTAACCACAATACTCCAAAAGCAGATTTTCCACCTCCTGCAGCGCCACCATACAAAACCTCCTCAGTGATTGAGTCGTTAAGAAAATAGGTGGCGTGTTCTTGTTTAATCAGTAACTTCATCTGGATTGATTCCGTTACCTAATGAGATTATATTTGTAGTAATCTCTCCGCTATGTTCTTGTTGTATTTTGTCACCGTACTTTTTAGGTTGCATTTTACCTAACATCCACTTACGAGCGTCTATCTTAACCCTGCTACGTGCCACATATTCAGAATCAATAACTTCACCTGCGTCGGTGTATTTCTTATCCCCAGAGGTTTCGTCTGCTATTTCCAGAATGTCCTCAAAAATTGCCTCGGCTCTAAGTTCACACGCTCGCGCGTATTGGTTAGTTTTTACTTCGTTATTGTGTAACCATTCAAAGAAAGTATATCTACTAGGCATATCTTCACGCCTTAATACCGAACGCAAAGAAGCACCCTCTTCAATCTCTGAAAGGATGCTGTTAAATACTTTTTCTTTATCATACGCCATAAGCTACAATTCATATAATTTAGTTAACTTCTTAATTATTGCAACATACAATCCAGAACAACTACCACAAAGTTTAACATCAGTTTGAAAGCAATCGTTGTATAATTCGTTTATTTTTTTACGGTCTTCATAAGTTAGGATATTTGACTTTTTTTGTAAGTAATCGCCAAACCATAACTTTTGCTCATTGCTCATTACTTTAGCTTTCTGAAAAGGAAATGATACATTTAAAAGATCCTTTCTTTTGTTGCAAGATTCACAAGGGGCAATCCCAGCTGCACTTGTAATGGCTGCGATTGCATCTCCAATTCCTGTGATTTTTTTCTTTCTTCCCATGCTAGGTTTTTTAATTTGTTTCTTATTTTTTGCACCGTAAAGATGGAAATCTCAGAATCCCTAGAGAATTTGCGAAGACCATCTTCATACGAATACTTAATAATTATCTGCTCATGTTTTTTTAAAGTACAAAATACTTTTTTTGTAGCTTTATATTCTTTTTCAGCTTCAAAATCTATTTCCGTATCTATTTCTTGAATTAAAATATTTGAAATATCTAAATCTATTATGTTTTTAGTTTTACGCTTATTATCAATAAAAATACTATTTATCACCCTATAAACATATCCATCGTTAATTTCTTTTTTACAATCGTATAATTTTAAATACATATCATTAACTAAATCATCAGCCGTCGAAGTGTCCTTACATATATTAAACGCCATCTTTCTCCAGTAACTATCCTTTTTAGCTAATACTTCAATCATAAATATAAATAAGTCAATATACACAAAGATAGTAAAAAAGACAATATAATTGCATATCCTATAATTAATTTTGTTGTTGGTTTCATAATCCTTTTTCTTTTTTATAAATTTCTAATGCTTCTTTGTTTGTATATTGGTCTATATTTTTTATTGGAGTTGTACTTCTCCATTCATAGAAATTAATAGCGTGTTCATCTTTTTGTTCTTTATAATAAAAACTAAATTGTTCCAATATTCTTATTGCTTGTGCATCATTATTACATTGCAAAACAAATTTAATCTTTTCTAAAGTTTCTTGTTCTGGACTCATTTCAAATCGTATTTAATCGGTTTTATATCTACGTGTTGTTTTACTAATTCCCTAGCTCTTTTAATCGAACTAGGGTTATTTTCTTTATCAATCTGTTTACCTAATGGTTTACGTTTAGTTGCGCTCATCTTGTAGTAATTTAATAAATTCTTGTTCTGTTATTTCTATTTCTCCTTCAAGATAAGTGCTAAAAACTGCAAATTCATCTTTAAATCCAAAATAAGACTTTTCTCTACATATCTCAAATGCACGACTATAACCCCAAATTGGTAATCCATTATAAATACATAATTGTTTCATTCTATCACATTGTTCCTGCGATTCCATTTCTACGTAAGTGTTGTATATTGTTTTCATATATTTTCAAATGTAATTATTGCCTTCATTCCGTTTTCTTTTGCCTTCTCTTGCAAACTTTCAATTTCTTTGCTGTAGTCTGGTTGTGGTTTAAGTCTAAACTTTGTATCTGAATTACAATCTTTCCATTCGCCATGTATATTCATAAATTGTAATTCAGAACTGTTCCAAACCTTATCAACTTCAATATCACAAGCCTTTAGAAATATATCTTTATCAAAGTATTCGTAAACTTTACGGTTAAAATCTTTTTTGCTATATATAGAAACGTTTGTAATTGTTTTAAAAATTCCTTGAAAATTATTTACTAAATAAGGGCATGAACTAAAACTATCTAATTGTTTAATATCTAACAACATCTTAATACTATCAAACTCTTCTTGAGTCATTTTCATTGCTATTGCTTCCATGTTACTTTACTTTTAAAAATGCATTATTAACTTGCTCGTTGTCGTGTAAATGTACGTTCTTGCACATCTGTAACCACTGATAAAATTTTTCTACTTTGCTCATAATAATCTAAGAAGTTGTGCTGCGAAATATACAGCTATTAATAATCCGATTTTGCGGTCTGCACTCATAATCTAAATATATTTTTTTGGTTTCCAAATAATTTTTCTGATATATAATTCCAAATTTTCTCAATCATAGCTTTTCTATTGTTACTTTCAAACCGTTTTCCTCGGCTTCTATTTTGTTAATATTTAAAATTCCCATCGCGA